CTAATGAATGTCTGCTAAGATGCCTCGTACTTCTGCATGGTGTTTTTCTTTCATCTTTTCAAACTGGTGGGCATAGACCTTCAAAGTTATCAAAATGGATTTATGCCCTAGTAGTTTTGAGATACTTGCGACAGGGACTTCTTTAAAAATAAGATAGGAAGCGTATGTATGTCTTAAAGTATGGGGATGTACGTCTCTCTTTACCATTCGTTTCAGAGCGGTATTTGTGGCTCTATTTGACGCTCCGAACAAGACACGACCCTCTTCATTCTCTTTCCAGTAATTCTCTTTAAAATTGAGTAAATGCTTAGCTACGTCATCATTAAAGGGTATCTCTCTTACAGATTGTTCATTCTTGGTATCACTAAAATCTTGAGAATCAGAATAGTCCCAGGTGTTAATAACAATAAAGACTTGTCTTTCAAAGTCAATGTCATCCCAAGTTAACCCCATAGCTTCAGCAAACCTCATCCCACTAACAGCCAGAATATAGAGTGTCATGTGCGAAATATATTGAGGGTTCTCTTGCGTTTTTGAGATGACGTAGAGGTATTCATCCTCTTCAAGGTAACTTTCAGCTTCTGGCTTTTTCTCTTTTTGAGATTTAACTACAGCACCTTCCGTAAAATTCGAGGGAATGAGCTGATCACGGACAGCTATTTTGACAGCTGATTTGATGTGATAGTGTGTCCGCTCAATAGTATCTTGTGCGTACTTGTAGCCGAACTGGTTTAAAAATTCTTGGTAGCGTACAGGGGACATCTCTTTCAGTTTAATGTGACCAAAATACTTGATGATGTGTTTTCTGGTTTGTTCGTATGAATTCCATGTTTTTTTTACAACGTGTGGTTTTTTATATAGTTCAGCCCAAGCTATGTAGTAGTCAAGCAGCGTGACATCGTTATTTGACATAGGAGAAGTTCGAAGCTCGACTTCTCTTTCTTGACCAGCCGCTCTTGCTTGTGCTTTAGTTTTGAAACCGCCACAAGTCGCCTCGTGTCTTTCCCCTAAACTATCACGATAAACAACGCGGTACTCATAATATTTACCCCTTTTCCTAACCGATGCCATTTGTTTTTTACCTCATTTTCTGATAAAATGGGTACAAGAAAGGACTTGCCAGGCTGGCAATTTTTCTCATACGATTAGCCTTACGCTCTCCTCGACCAAAATTTGAGCGTAGGGCTTTTTTATTTTTACAAATTATTCAATCCCGCTTGAATGTTTGTAAGATAGCAACCAAGAACCATCTTCTTGTTGTACAAATTGTAGTGATACACTCTTGTATTCTGTTCCACCCATTGTATTGTAGTCAACGTATTTTGTTGTATAGTTTTCGGAAGATGATTCTGATGAAGTTTGTGGCTCACCAAATTTAGCAACGATTTCGTCCAAGTTTGTACCACCAACACCAGACATGCTTTCACCAACTACAAGAGCATCAAAGTCAGCTTTTGTCCATTTGAAGTTTTCATCAACCGCTGCTTGAGAAGATGACATAGATGTTTCAACTTCGCTTACAGCTGTCTCGACAGCTTTGCTTGCTTCGTCAATGGCTTTACTGTACATTGATTGAGTGATTAGTACAATTGCCATCGAAACTACAGCTAGTGCTGTACCAACGATTGTTAGAGTTTTTGAATTTTTGCGGTTTACAAAAAGTCCAATAGCACCAAACAATAGAGCAAGTAGCCCAAAGAAGAATGAAATGTTATTGATGATTGGAACCCAAGAACCAAGCAATGCAATAACACCTAAGACAATGGCAATAATGCCTAACACTTTTTTCTCACTTTTCTTTTCCATGAGAATCTCCTATCGCAGCTTTTAACGTGGATCAGCATTTGCACGTATTTTTAGCCAACTAAATTCAAATATTCTTCCTTTACCATAGCCTCATCAGCTATGGTTTTCAGTTTATACTTCTCCATGAAGACTAGATAGTTAAAATGTGAATAATCTTCACAATTTTCCATTTCTGCTTTGAGTAGATGATGAATCATATTTCTGTTTGCTTGCATCTCGTATTTCTCACGAAATATTTCGTAGAGATGTGGTAAATGCCCTTTGTGACCCAATTCATGCAAGGCCACTTTTACTCGTTCGTCTTCAGCGATACTGCTACTGATGAACATAGTTTGTAGTCCAGGTATATAGAAAGCTTCATCCTCGTATTCATCATCTTCAAAGATATGTAGTCTAATCTGGAACTTTTGACAAAGCTCTCTAACTGTCATAGGAAATTACTCCTCTTGAGATAATAAGAAACCTTCAATGATTCGCTGAATAGCTCTCTTGTCCTTGTCGGTCAGTGGTTTACCGTTGAAACGCATGGCAGTGCCAGCTAGTTCCTCAACATCCACTTCTTGTCCCTCAAAGTAGAACTTCTGGTCATCTGCAATTCGTGGGTTATCTGTTCTGCCGAGGAGATAATCAGCAGAAACATCAAAATAGTCAGCAATTTCTTTCAATACCTTAGAACTAGGATTACTTCTTTTTAAACGATAAAGTGTATTTGTTCCATATCCTAGCTTTTCTTCTAAAATATTTATAGAAATACCTTGTTTATCAGCTAATTCTTTTATTTTGTCGAATGCTACAAACATTGATTTATCAACCTTTCTAAGCACACGAAAAATAATTTTAAAATATTTGTAGAAAACAGTTGACTTATTTAGTCAAATGTTTTAAAATTATAATCGTAAGCTAAAGAGTTAGCGAACAAGACAACTAAAAAATAAAGCCTAATGAAACTGATTGGCGTCTGTTTGTCTAGGTAATACCTTACTTTTAGTAGGTCTTTTCTCTATGTTCTCATTTTAAAACATTTGACTAGACTTGTCAAGAAGTTCGCTAACTTTTTAGCAAAATTAATAAAAAGGAGGAACCGCCATGGGATTCGGATCAATGACTGTAACCGTCAAAATTGCAAATATTGATCGTTTTATTGAACTGAGCAATGAGTTTAATAAAAAAGCCCGTGAGCTTGAACAACTGACTCACGAGCTAAAAACATTCGACTTTGAAGGCGAAGTTGTATCAACTGATAGCAACTAGCTCAAAGTTGTCATTATCTGAAAAAAGATAGATTGGATAGTTTTCTTTGGTTTCAAAGTTGTAGAAATCGTATCCGTAATTATCTTTTTTCAAGACAGAATACTTGGAAGATAGCACTTCAAGATTGATTTGGGTCAGCAATTTGACGATCTGGATTCGAGCTTGGTCGGCATCAGATATTCTCTGTAAAGCCCGTAAATGCTCATCGCTAGGGAAGATGTCAACCAATTCCTGCCTATTGTTAATATAGCTGTTTTCTCCGCGCAAGCGACCGTACTGCAAATGGTAATCTGTGAATGTCAGATTGCTATATTCCTGATAGGTCTCAAACGTAATTCGTTGACCTCGGTACAGATAGACAAGAGTATCATCTTGAAGTGTGTCTTTACAAGAAGTAATGCCAATCAAAAATTTATGGCATGCTTCCAATATGCGAACTTGATTTATATCCATGACTTGACCTCCTTTCTATAAAGATTTCAAGTCTATTATACCAAATTTAAGAAAGGAAAAATATGAGCAAAGAGTTAAAAGAAATCAAAGCTCTGATTAAAACTCGCTTGATTGAGCTAGATATGAAGCAGTCTGAATTGGCTCAAAGTGTTAACGTGTCTAGTTCGGTCATTTCTGAGTTGTTACGCTACGGAAAAGGTAGTGATAATGTAAAACAAAATGTTGCTACTGTCTTGGGAATTGAAAATCCTTGGGAGAAGTTTTGAGGGGAAATAAATGAAAATAGCTGAAAAAGTGGTCCGTATCGAATCGGATGCGTATGAATATGTTGTAGATTTTGCTAATGAGCATGATTTGAAAATCGGTGAGGCAGTGAGCATCTTGATTCGCTACTGTGCTTCTAAAGATTTGATAGTCAAGCAGGCTCATGTAGAGGTTGTGGAAGTTCAGAATGTGGTGGAAGAAGATGACTAGCAAACTAATCCAGAATTGGCAAAAGAAAAACTACCAGCTCAGTCAACTGATAGTTGATAGCCTTGATGGGCTAGATGTGTGGGAGACTGTGTTGGCACTGGGAAAAATCAGAAAGGAAATGGCATGACAGTATCTAGGGAAATGAATGACTTGGAAATCAAAGTTCTCAATGCTATCAAGAATAATGCTAGTTACGACTTGCCAATCCAAGCAAGTGAATTACGGCTAATATTCAGCATTTCAAAGCGTAGCTTGGAAGAAGTGATTGAAAGCTTGCGGGTTAATTTTAATCACCCGATAGTAGCAAAGAAGACCAAGCCAAATGGATATTACCTGCCTAAGTCAGAGCAGGAGAGATTGGATGGGTTGGCACCATACAGGCGACAGATTGAAACAGAGAAGAAAAACCTAGCAGCAATCTTGTCGGTTAACTTGGAAACCTACTGGAATACAACACAAAAAGCCTGACGGCAATCAGGCTCAATGAAAAACTATATAAAGGTATTATATCACAATGAATACAGAAACAATAACAATAAACAAAAATGAACTAGAGGAGTTGATTGCTAAAGAGGTGGCTAAAAAAATTACCTCACAAGCAAATAATTCTGTTTTTAAAGACCTAGCTATTATTGATAAAAGAGTTGCAGAAATAAATAGAGAATACCCAGAGATTGTTCAGTATGTACAGGAACAGTCGAAAAGACCGCCTGCTTATCACATATCTCTTACAGAACTTGTACATGAGAGAAGCCGTTGGGGAGATGGTTTTATGTTCACTAAACCGTCGTTATATGCTGATCCAGAAACGCTCATCAGAAAACTTGTTTGCTTAATGTTTGGAGCAAAAAATGTTAGGGAGTTGGATGGTAGAGATGTCGAAATAGCTAGAAGTATGTATTATGAAATTTCAAATATATTTATTAATACATACAAGGGACACCTAGAAAACGTTATCGAGGATAGACGTGTTGGACAGTGAACAAAAAGCCTGACGGCAATCAGGCTCTTCAATAAACATACAAGAGGATTATACCATGAATGATCTAATGATTCAAATGTTGGACCAGTTTGAAGCTGGGCTAATGGATAGAGCGTTAAAGGTCATGCACGTTGTCATGGACGAAAAACGACGGTTTCCAATGGAACTCAATAAGTCACAATGTGCTGAAATGCTCTTAGGAACAAAGGATACAGGGAGTTTTGATGCACGATTTAATTGTCACAAAGATTTTCCGCGTATTCCGAATGCTCGCGAGAAGTACCCTCGTGATGCAGTAATTGAATGGTACCACAATAATTGGCAAAGGACAGCGATATGACAGAAGAATTGATGTTGACAACTGAGCAAGGTTTGGCATTTATTGCTATTTTGATTCCAATTCTAATCTGGCTGATCCGTAAGCCTGTTGAGATTGAAATAGAGGTCAAAGAGCCTGTCGCGGAAGAGAAACAACCAGAACGGAATTTGAGATATTTGCAGATTCATAGATACTACGGAGGATAGAATGAAATTTTGGGACATGATGAAAAAGTATTTGAGTGTGGATGAAGAGGATTACATCCCTCAAAGCCAACATGAGCTGGAACGTGAATTGGCCAACACTAGGCACACAGCCAAGGAATACAAGAAACTGGCCTTGCTGAAAAATCAAGAATGCGTTGGTCAAGCTAGGCTGATTGACCAACTAAACCGACGGATTGATTACTTAGAAAGTGTCAACAAGTGCCAGGCTGAACTATTGGCAGAACGTGAGGTCTAGCTATGGTTTGGATTGTGGCAAAGAAAAATAAACGTGGTCGCAGGAAGTACCACTATAAAAAGTCTTTTGATACTTGGCAGAAGGCTAGAATTTATCAGCAGGACTTGTTTAATAAAGGTGTAAATGCTGAGATGTGGGAGGAAAATGGAGGTATAGAGATTGGCAAATGCAAATAAGCGATACTATTGGATTCAACTCGCACAGGATTTCTTTAAATCCAAGGAAATGAAGTTGCTTCGAAAAATAGCAGGAGGAGACACTCACACGATTATCTATCTTAAGATGATGCTGTTGAGCCTAGAAGACAACGGGATTTTATTCTTTGACGGGGTCGCTGATAATTTGGCTGAAGAAATTGCGCTGGTAATTGACGAAGATGTGGAAAATGTAAAAATTACCCTTGTTTTTTTACAGTCAAAAAAACTGTTATCAAAAATATCGGATAGGGAGTATTTTTTGGAGCAAGTTCCAGAGATGGTAGGTAGCGAAACCGCAAGTGCCCGTAGGGTTCGCAAGCATCGTGAGAACCAAAAGGTGTTACAAAGTAACAGCAATGAAACAAATGGTAACGGAGAGAAAGAACAAGAGATAGATATAGATATAAACTTATCTAGTAGTAGTTGTATAAATAATAGCGATTATTCAATCAAGCAATTATTCAAAGATTTCGAAGCTGGCTTTGGAAGATTATTAAGTCCATTTGAAATTGAGGACATCCAGAAATTTGCTACTGAGGAAGGACTTAGCCCTGAATTAATAAGGGAAGCACTTAAAGAAGGGGTATTTCGCAATAAACCTGTATGGAATTATATCAAAGCGATTTTACGAAATTGGAAGAATGACAAGTTGCTGACAGTAGAACTCGTTCGAGCTAGGCAACAAGAACAGGAACTGCCTAAGAATGTTGATGTTTCGCCTGAATTTTTGGAGGCTATGAATTTATGGAAGGATTAGATAAGGTAAAACGGGTCATACTTAAAAACCCTGCTAAACAAGATAAGCCATATATCCGAGAGATAAGACATCTAACTACTGGATTTGATATTTTCTATGGGAATGAGCAACAGGCATTCCGATATGCAACTTGGGCAGTTGGAGTTGATATGGCAAGGTCATTGTACTTGCGTGGTAATTTTAAAATTATAGAGGTGGAGGACTAATGGACGGTTATTTGAAACTAGACAAGATGTTGGATTGGCAGGTAGCGAATTATCCGCTACGTATGTCTGAAAAGGCTCGCTTGATGGCTTTGCCTGGTGATGATTTTGTAGCCGAGCTGGATCGTATGGCTGAGGAATATCATCGGACGAGGTATGGGGATAGTTGATGGTAGTGCCAGAAAAAGAGTATGCTCTCTACAAAGGCGATAAGCTACTGGCAATCGGTACAGCAAAAGAACTAGCCGAACAATTCGGTGTGAAGGTTTCGACGATACACTTTTATAAGTCGCCAGCATATATCAAGAGAACGAGCGATATGAGAGGGAGGCGGTTAGTTGAGATTTGAATTATTTAATGACCACTTTGAGAATGCCAAAAGGTACAACATTCCACGAGCACAGTTGATTATCGCAGATATACCTTACAACCTTGGTAACAACGCTTATGCCAGCGACCCGAGATGGTATAAGGACGGCGATAATGCCAATGGGGAAAGTAAGTTGGCAGGAAAGTCATTCTTTGATACGGATAATGATTTTAAGATTAATAATTTCTTTGATTTTTGCAGTCGGTTGTTGAAGAAAGAGCCGAAAGAAAAAGGTAAGGCGCCAGCCATGATTGTATTCCATGCATGGCAACAGCGAGATATGGTTATCGAGTGTGGCAAGAAACACGGCTTTAACAATGCCTATCCACTCTACTTTACAAAGAAATCCAGTCCGCAGGTATTGAAAGCGAACATGAAGATTGTGGGTGCGGTGGAAGAGGCTACGGTATTGTATCGTGATAAGCTTCCGAAATTTAATAACAACGGCGCTATGATACTCAATCATGCACCGTGGGAGAAGGATAGCTCTTACCCTGTTATCCATCCGACACAGAAGCCTATTCCTGTGCTGAAACGGTTGATTGAAATCTTTACGGATGAGGGCGATGTGGTAATTGACCCTGTGGCAGGAAGTGGGTCAACACTAAGAGCGGCAATCGAGATGAACCGCTCGGCCTATGGTTTTGAAATCAAGAAGGATTTTTACAATAAAGCAAAAGAGCAGATGTTGTCTAGCTACCAGCCCAGTTTATTTTGAAAAGGTGGAACAGATGACGATATATGATTTTTTGGAGGGAACAGATGAATAAACAGGAAGCGATTGAGAAATACAAAGCTGGTTTTGTCGTATTCAGCGATAAGCACCGCATTTGTGACGAAGAGTGGCTTTTGGATAAAGACAATACAACAGAGTCTGAGTTGAGATTTCTGGGCTATGATGCGAATCTTTGGCCATTTCCTGAGTGGAAGAAATTCAATCCTGAAAAAGATTTTGAGGTAAAACGGGTGAAAATCGCTAAGAAGGTTACGGCAGATTTTAAAGGCAAAGTATATTTAGATAGCGTTTGTATTAGTGATATTGAGTTGGAGGAAATCGATGAAATTAATAAATGATATAAAACAATTGCTTTGCAAGCATTCTTGGAAGGAATTACCGCGCTTTATCGCGTTGAATACTGGAAAAATGTCTCCTAAACGTCAATGCCTAAAATGTGGGAAAGTGGAGAAAACAGATGAATAAATTTGTTCATGCAGACTGCATAGACGTGATGCGTGAGTATCCTGACAATTATTTTGACCTTGCAATTGTGGACCCACCGTATTTTAGCGGGCCCGAAAAGCGGAAGTTCTACGGGCGGAAAATCAGCCCAATCGGCGTTCAACGTTTGTATGGCCAGACGAGCGAGTGGGGTGTTCCCGGCAAGGATTATTTCGACGAACTAATCAGAGTTTCCAAAAATCAGATTATATGGGGTGTAAATTATTACCAATATGATTTTGGTCCCGGTCGCATTGTCTGGGATAAGGTCAATGGACAGTCGAGCTTTTCAGATTGTGAGATTGCTTACTGCAGTATGCATGACAGCGTGCGATTGTTTCGCTATATGTGGAACGGCATGATGCAGGGCAAATCCATTGCAGAGGGCCATGTCCAGCAAGGGAACAAGCGATTGAATGAGAAAAGGATACACCCTACACAGAAACCTGTTAATCTATATCGTTGGTTAATCCAAAAATATGCCAAAGAGGGCGACAGAATCTTAGATACACATGTTGGCTCAGCCAGCAGTTTAATTGCTTTTGAAGAAGCAGGTCTTGAATATGTCGCTTGTGAGAAAGATGGTCAAATTTACCAATCAGCTCTGGCCAGACTGCAAGAATACAAGTCACAGATTAAATTATTTTAGGAGAAAACAGATGAAACAGAATGATTTTTACGAAGTGAACGGGTGTACGGAGTTTATACCTGTAACAATCAATGAAACATTCGCTGACGGAGTTGGTGTCACAGTGCATAGCACCACACATCCTTTTAGAATGATGGTTAAACAAGTGTATCGGTTCCCGAAATAACACCAACCGCAGAAGGTTGTGGTGCCGAAGTTTGTGGCGGAGTGGATAGAAGATATGAAAAACGCTAAGACAGAATTTTTTGAAGCGCAAAGTAATTGTATGTCAGATGAGGTTGACGACTGGTATTACAATCACGCTGACGATTTATTAAGAGCTTGGCTGGACGGCTACGAGATTGAGCAGGAGAAATTGTATACAGTAGAGATACCGAATCCTAACAGAACTACCGAACCGATAATCTATCTATCGCGAGACGACGGAGGAAAAATCTTTTTGAACAACTGGTTTCTCCACGTTAGTCAAAACTGGAAAAACCAACCTCATGCCCACCTCACAGAATCCGAAATTAAACAGGACTTCGAGTGGGCGTGGCAGTTTGCGAAAGAGGTGGGCGATGATTAAAGTATACGTTTGTCATTATTGTAGAGATTTTGTCGAAATTAGCCATATCTACGGCTCCTGTAAAAAATGCGACAACGCTGTTACAACTGATTTTTTACTCTCGGACGAAATTGCTGCTGGATACAAAAATTATTGCTTGGCAAAAGCTGATTTTTGGCAAAGTATGGCTGCGGAGGTGGAGTGATGGAGCAACAGATATTAAAGTTAAAGTATGACGATAAATATTATAACGGAACTTATATTACTATCATTGAAGAGAATGAGATTGAAAATATCAAATATAAAATAAAACAAATTATGCCACCAGCTTCTGGGAAATTTTTGATTGAAAGAACTTAGGGTAAGTAGCAGAAGGAGGCAGAAAATGAAATGGAATAAATTTGCATTGAGAAAAACAGATTCGGAAGAAAAAGCATACTTCGGAACTGATGAAATTTGGAATTACCCTGTGCCAGATAGTGAGACAAAAGTATTAGTCAGTGATGGATTTAGTATTTGGATAGACGAATGGTATCAAGATTCAGATGGCGCAAATCTTATGGACACAGATGCGCTTGGCTTGTACTGGATGCCGTTGCCTGAACCGCCGAAGGAGGTGGAGTGATGAGAGGGAAAATTTCTGTGAGCTACCATTCTGAGCCTTGTAGGGTAAGGATTAACAAAGAATGGAGACAGGCTGAATTTCTTGGTATATTTCAAGATACTGGCACAGATTTGTTCGGTCGACCATATGCAAGACCAGTTGCTGTAGTTAAAATTAATGGCAGGCTAGGCCATACTGCGCTTAGTGAGGTAAAGTTTGATGAGGAGGTGGAGTGATGAAGAAATACATTGTGAATGAAGATAACGAACGTCCGATGTGCGCAAATTGTCAGAGCGAAATCCTTGAAGAAGAATACCTGATGATTCGAGATAATTTCTTACTCGTTAATTATTTTGATGATCCGGATGGCTTGGACAACATATTCTGCTCGGAACATTGTGTTTGCGAGAGTCTATTTGTCTCAGGAGTGGAAATAGTGGAGGAGTAATGAAACAATTATTAAGATCTTTCGGGCTTATGCTGATAATTTATTCGTTTGTACCTAACACTATCCATGAGATGACGATTGCTCAGAAGATAATGTTTGGATTAGGCGCTAGTTGGCTATTTTACGAAGGAGACAGAAAATGATACCGAGATATAGAGCATTTTACGAAGGTAAGATGTATGGAGTTAAAGCTGTAATCTGGACCAGTCGCGGATTGTACGTGACGTTGGACGAGGGCAACAAGGCTGGCAGGCGTGTACGTAGTGCAAAACTCATGCAATCAACGGGTAAGATGGATTCAACTGGGCAAGTCGAGGTGTATGTTGGGGATATTTTATATTATCCAGACCAAGACGAGGACAACTATGGCATTATCAAATTTGATGAAGACCTACTAGCTTTTGTTCTAGACAATGGGTATGAAAGGTTCATTTATGGCGATTACGGTATGGGCAAAGTTGTTGATAACATCTATGAAAATCCTGAATTGATGGAGGTATTAGATGAAAAGTAGATTTGATTTGGTATGCAACAGTTGTAACCAAATCGCACAAGGTTTCAAAGACGTTCGGATTCTTGTCGATTTTTTGGAAGATGAAGTGATAATAACTTGTCCGTATTGTGAGATATCCGAAGTTTTCGATGCAGAGGAGGTACTAAATGACTAACGAAAAATTAGGCGTGCTACTGGTCGATGTGCCAGAGCCGAAGCGGATGAAGTATTCTATCCTTGTCCGAAAAGATGGAAAACATACGATTATTGATACGGATTCGGAATTAATCGTAAAGACCTACGCATGTCGTTGCACCCAAGAAGAAGCAAAGAAATACCCACAGTTTCGGTGGGTAGCGTTGGAGGATTTGGAATGAGACTAGTTGTAATATCTATTGCATTTATATTGCTCTTATGGCTAGGAAGTATCTTCATGGGTGTCATGTTTATACTCATGGTCAAAATCCTACGATGGTTTGGTAAGAAAATTAATGTGGAGGACCTAGACTACAAAGGAGATAATAGATGATTAATAATATTGTATTGGTCGGTAGATTGACGAGGGACGTAGAGCTACGTTATACACCGTCTAATCAAGCTGTTGCGACTTTTACTTTGGCGGTTAACCGCAATTTTAAAAATCAATCGACAGGAGAGCGGGAAGCTGACTTTATCAATTGCGTGATGTGGCGTCAGCAGGCCGAAAATCTGGCTAATTGGACCAAGAAAGGTCACTTGATTGGTATTACTGGTCGAATCCAGACACGTAGCTACGATAATCAGCAAGGACAACGTGTCTACGTTACTGAGGTTGTTGCAGAAAGTTTCCAGGTATTGGAAAAGCGTGACAATACTGCTAATCATTCCAGTATGGATGAGCAGATGCCACCGAATTTTGCTGGTCAGCCGATGGATATTACTGATGATGGCTTGCCGTTTTAGGAGGTATACATGAGTCGGATTGTAAATTTTGGAAACGGCATTACAGCCAGACAGCGTGATGTCATTGATGATTTTAAGGATGCTATTGAGCGATATGAATTTTTGGAAAATGAAAATGAACGTTTGATCAAGGACCGGCAAGAGCAGGAAAAGAAGATTGATTTTCTCAAACAGCAGAACCATCAGCTTTTTGCTGCTATCGGCAGACAGGTATGGGAACGGATATCCAGCTCTGCTATATCCAGAAAAGCGAATAGACGGAAATGGAGGGCGAAATGAGAGTTATTTTATTTGGGGAATATCAACCAGTCTTAACATTCTTTCTCCACTTGATTGTGATTGACTGGATGTGGAAATTTTTAGAAGTAAATTATTTAGGTGAAGCCAACGGAAATATTCCAGACTCAATCATTTTGATTTTGGTATGTGGGTATATTACCTGGCTTCTACGATAGGAGGAACTATGATTTTACTTGAAATTATTAAATTTTTAGCAGCAATGATTGTGATTGCTTTCCTACTGGTCGTGCTAATCGCTATCATCACGGGAGCTTGGGAGACTTACAAAAAACATGAACAAAAGAATCAAGAAAAAGAAAGCTAAGCAGGCAAGACAACAAGAACTGGAACAGTTGGAACAGGAATTGGCCAAACTAAGTCCTGAACTGCTAGAAGCAATTGCTGATGCAATTAGTCAAGCGGTGTAGGAGATTTGGACTGTCATAAGCTATTTCGTTGAGAACATTACTGAGGCATTAAGAAGATGGGAGGAACGACTTGACAAAGAAGACAGCAATCAAGACTAGACGTGATTTTCTAGAGTTTGAACTTGAAGCCAAGTATCTTAAAATTGATAAACTTATTGGACAGCGTCGTCACGAATTAGAAAGGCTCTATGCAGTTAAGAATTTAACAATACCAGACATAGACGATTCAGGAGCAAGCAGAAGTGGCACTTCATGCAATACATCCGAAAACCTAGCCATTACATACGCTAGTGATCCAGTGATTCTAAAGTTGGAAGAGTTTCAAACAGCAATTTCAAAACTACTTGATGCACTCGAACCAGATGATAAGAAAATCTTTCATTTGCGTTGGGGAGAACATACAAAGTACGATTGGGTTCAAATTTTGTATATTATGCAAAATGGAGATACTGGCTATCTTTATAAGCATCGAAAGCAAATTTATAGACGACGCGAAGTTATATTGGACACTTTAGCCAAAATACTCTTGATGTAATCTTGTCACAAAAACGTATAGAAGTGACAAAAACAATGTGCTATATTTGTATCATGAGTAAAACTAACAGGTAAACATAAAGTCACACAAATCCGTGTGACTTTTAATTTTAGGAAGGAGGTGAGTCAGTGGCAACTAAGCAACCAATTCGTGATCTTAAAGACATTCAACGAATGAAGGATTATTTAATACATGACAGCGCGAAGAATCCTGTACTTAGACTGCGAAACTATACTTTATTTGTTACAGGAATCAACTCTGGACTGCGAATGGGAGATATTCGAGATCTTAAAGTTAAGGATGTCACAGGCTGGCGGATTAAACATTTTGACGAAAAAACTGGAAAATTTACCGACAGAAAAATGAACTCCAGCTTAAAAAAAGCGATAAGAAACTATCTTGGTATAACGAAGCTAAAAAACGAGGATTATCTATTTCCGGGAAGCTTTAAGCAAAACAGAAAGATGAGCGAGTCTCAAGCGTGGAGGATAGTTACCTCTGCAGCTAACTTCCTCGGAATACCAGAGATTGGCACACATTCTATGCGGAAAACTTTCGGCTTCCAAATCTTCACAACGCAAGGGAACAAAACGGTAGGAGACATAATGAAACTACTTAATCATCAAAAAGAATCAACAACATTGGCATATATTGGAGTGACTCGAGACTCTGAAGATAAAACCGTAGACAAGCTCAATCTCTAAAATTTATCAAACAGATAGAAAAGTTTTTGCGATGACCTTGCATTTTTATTTTTTAGCCCTAAAAACCATTGATACCAAGCGTTTTCTAAAAATAAAAAAATGAAATAGAATTAGTAAAACCTTGCATAATTCGATACAAAAAAACGGAGAACTAGGAGTTTACAAGATGAATGCGATAGCAGAAAAGAAAATCACAGACTATCTGAATCAAAATAAGAAGTCGCTTGATGAAATCAACCAACACATTTATGATGTTATAGCAATCAATCGACTAACCAATTCAGAAGTTGCAGCATTATTTACTGGTCTTATGCGTCAAGTATTATCGTCTGAACATAATACAAAACTATTGAGCAATCTTGGAATACAGGTTGGACAGCTCAATCCTGAACTTACAACAAAGATTCAGCAGATTCTTACAGAGGAATGGCTTGCTAGTCAGGGATTGATCAAATGAATCTGATGACTCCTGAAATACTTGACAGGTTAGCCGAGTTAATCAGAACTGACAAAGTCAAAGAGTTCTATTGGACTAAGGAATGGCGAATCATTCGAAAGGTGCGTAGGCAGAGGGACAACAACGAATGCCAACGTTGTATGCGAGTAGGTCGATACACACCAGCAGATATGGTGCATCACAAGAAAGAAGTGCGACAGCATCCAGAGTTAGCATTAGAACTAGACAACACAGAATGTTTGTGCAATCCATGCCACAACCGAGAGCACCCAGAAAAACTCAGTGGCTATTATCGTCGCAAATTCGACAATGTGGAGCAGTGGTAAGCCCCCGGGTCAAACCAAATGGCTTTTCTAAAGGGGAAACGTGCAACGGGAAGGGGTACCTCGGAAAAGATATCTAGCGAAATTTTATCAAGAACAAAAAAACTCACATGAAAGGAGAAATATGGCTGGTTTTTTAGAATACCCAGAATTTGACTGGGAACGCCCTTTGGTTGCTCAGAAAAAATATGTTAAGTCTCGTGATGATCTACGAATCAAGCTGATTCGCATTTTGCAGGAGCGTAAAAAATATGAGGAGCCATTTAAAGATTTAGTTGAGCAGTATATTTCCCTGTGGGAGACATCTCAACTTTTAAGACAGGATATAAAGTTGAATGGCATACGTATTGATGGTAAGAAAAATGATTCCGTCTCTCTCCAAGTCAACGTCAATAAGCAGATGATGGTCATGCTTGAAAAATTAGGAATCGAAGCTAAGGAATTGAAGTCTGAGGATGGCGAAGACATTTAATTTTACTAGCGGAACTTCCCACATTGATGACTGGTTGAGAGATATTGTTACAGAGAAATATCCTGTCTGTAAGGAAATTAAGCAGATGGCGGATTTGGTAATTGCTGCCATTTCTGATCCGGAAATTTACGTTGATGTAAAAAAGGCTGATAGTGTTGTTGATTTTATCAACAAATATCGCCCATATAAGCTACAGCCTCCGCAACGATTTATTCATGCGGCAGTTAATGCTATCCGTTGGAAGAGTGATGACAGTTTGGTATTTCCCGAGCTGTTTTTATTATGCGCTCGTGGATTTGGTAAGAACAGTATTGCTTCGGATGAGGCTTTTTTTAAAACTAGCAATCGAAACGGTATTCGTGAGTACAATGTGGATATTGTTGCTAATAGTGAGGCTCAGGCTAAGACATCATTTGATGATGTTTACAATACGATTAAAGATCATGCTGTTCTGCAGAAGGCTTACAAGTTTTCCCAGACCTTAATTACTTTTATCAAATCTAGGTCTAAGATTAAGTACCATACCTCAAATGCACGGACAAAGGATGGTCTTCGTCCTGGTTTGGTTATCTTTGATGAGCTACATGAGTATTTGAATTACGACAACATCAATGTCTATATCAACGCTCTTGGTAAGGTTGCGGATGCTTCTGTGATGTATCTAACGACGGATGGTAAGGTTCGTGGTGCGGTACTGGATGATTACAAGCAGACTGCTAGGGATATTCTTTCAACTTGCGACTATCGTGCTGGGATGTTGCCGATTTTGGCTAAGATTGATGCGTTTGAGGAGTGGGAAGATGAGCTTGCTTGGATAAAGGCCAATCCGATGTTGCCATACTTGCCAACATTGCTGAAAGAGTACAGGAAAGCCTACAAGCGTGCTTTACGTAGCAAGGAGTTATTCCTAGACTTTATTACTAAGCGATGTAATTTCCCTTTGGAAGACACGACGCATGCTGTTGCTGAGTGGGATGATATTGTGGCAGCAAGCAGACCGTTACCAGATGATTTGGAGGGAATGGAGTGTGTAGGTGGTATCGACTATGCGGATGTACGTGACTTTATCGGTGTAGGTCTCTTGTTTAGAAGAGGGAAGATGCGGTATTGGCTACATCATACTTTTATTGTCTCAGAGGCTTTGAAAATCCAAGATTTTAAGATGGATTTTACGATTCCGCAACACGAGGGGTTGGTTACGATAGTACCTGGTAAGGTAATGGATCCTAAATATGTGGCTGATTGGTTTGTGAAGATGGCTGAGAAATACAAGATTGTCAATATAGCGATGGATGATTTCCGAAAGGCACCGGTCAAAGAGGCTTTTGAGAATGCTGGCTTGCCGATAGAAGTTGTTCGAAGTGGTTCTGTTACTCATTCTAGGCTTGCCCCTACGGTTGATATGATGTTTGCGAATCATGAGATTGCATTTGGAGAAGACCGCATGATGCGGTGGTACACAAATAATGTATACGTTGATGTTGATGGTAAAGGGAATAAAACTTACAAGAAGATTGATCCAGAGAGGAGGAAGACAGATGGTTTTTCAGCTATGATTCATGCGATGTCAATTGAGGAACAGTTGGAGAAGAAGACTGTTAAAATCAATCGTAGATTGCGCAGTTTTACACGATAGGAGGTTTATATGTCTAAGCGAATTAAGAAAAAATATCGTCCATTTGTTTTGATTTGGAAGGCGCTTGATTATCTCGATGGGAAAGTGGAGCGGTTGTTTGAACTTCAATTTCGTACTGATGAGCGTTTTGAAGAGTTGGAGAAGCGTTGTTGCAAGAATGCTGAAAGCACTAACGCTGAGTTTTCGGCTCATTTGAAACGGATTGAGAAGTTAGAAAAAGAAGTCGAACGATTGAAGCGTCCCTGGTTCAAGCGTAAGTAAGTCACTGATTAGAAAAGGAGGTGGTCCAGTTGGGGTGGTTAAATAATTTCTTTGGTTTTTTCGCCCGCGATGGTACTGTGAAGAAGGTTAGTCGTAAGGAGTTGGAGGCGGCGGTTCGTCGGTCTGGTCAGCGAGTGCAGTTTATGGAATTTGCTCTGCAGATGTGTATTGACAAGATAGCCAATGCTTTGTCTTTGGCAAACTATGAGACTTACAACAAAGGTAAGATTCAGAAGGGGGATATTTGGTATCGGTTTAATTATGAGCCAAACCAAAATCAGACTCAGAATGAATTTCTTGCTGCTTTGATTGGTCAGATGATCAAGAACTCAGATGGTGCTTTGGTTTTGATGCACAATGGTGAGTTCATTCTTGCGGAGAGCTTTGAAATTGACAAGAAAGCCTTTCGTCAAAATGTTTACAAGAACATCACGGTTGCTGGTGGACTGCAGTTGAATGCGGTCTATCAGGAAGAGGATGTTTTGCACTTTACCATGAATGATTCTAAAGTAAAAGGGTACTTGGATGACCTGTACTCGGAATATGGGAAGTTGATTGGTGGAGCAATCCGAAATTACAACAGGGGAAATGCTCTGAAACTTGGTCTGAATATTGGGACTTTGTTTGATCAGCAATATGGTAGGAATGTGGTTGAAGTGGATGATGATGGTAATGAGACAACGGAAGCTGACCTTATCATCGATGAGATGTATGAGAAGCGGTTTGCTGCTGTACTTTCTGATGAAGACTCAATCACTCCTTTAGAAGAAGGGCTTGAAATATCTAGCCTCGTTCAGACAAGTGCCAATACTAAGAGTGGGGCGGTAACTACTCGTGATATTTCCGATGTCATCATGGATGTTGTCCACTATGCTGCTGACGCTTTCTCGATTCCTCGTGGAATCATGAAAGGTGATGTGGCAGATGCAGAGGCGATTCGTGATAACTTTGTCAATTTCGGTGTGCGTCCATGGGCTGATGCGATTGAGACGGAAATCAATCGGAAGCTATATAGGCAGAAACATCTGGCTGTTGGCTCAAAATTTAAGATACAAACGAATACAATCCTAGTTTATAGTGCAGAGAAATTTGCTGCGGCTGGTGAGGCTCTGTTCCGAATCGGTGCTCTCAGTACAAACGAATTGAGGGATAAACTGGGAGAAGAGCCGATTGATGAGCCGTGGGCTAATCAATACTTTGTATCGTTAAACTATGCTAGGGCTGATGGCTCTGGTGATAATCAAAAGAAAGGAGAAAAGGAAACTAGTGACAAAACAAATTCCGTTTAAATTTGAGGCATCTGTCTCAAATGACGATAAGGCTGTATTATACCTACACGGCACTGTTGGTGGTTACTGGGAAGGGATTAACTTCAAGGATGTCCGTAATGCTTTGGCAGGTTTCCAAGGAAATGAAATTGAAGTACATATCAATTCTTACGGTGGTGATATGTTTGAGGGAATTGCAATCAAGAATTTCTTTAGTCAGCGTGATGAGACTGTCACGGTGATTATTGATGGTTTGGCTGCAAGTGCCGCATCTATTATTGCTATGGGTGCTGACAAAATTTTGATGCCAAAAGATACGCAGTTGATGATTCACAATCCATGGACATTTGCTTATGGTAATGCCAAGGAATTGCGTAAGGTGGCTGATGATTTGGATAAGGCCCAGGTATCTGTTGAAGAGACCTACCTTAAGCGTTTTAAGGGAGACAGAGAGGAGTTGAAAGCTCTTCTTGATGAGGAGACTTTTCTCACGGCTGATGAGGCAGTCACCTTGGGTCTTGCTGATGGTATTTATGGCGAGGATGAGCCAGAAGAACCGTCTAATGATGCTGAAACCAATGTCCTAGATAGCCTTATGGCTAAGTATGGGACTGATGAACATGAGGATAAGGGAAAGCGAAATATTGAACGCTTTGCCTTTTTATTTACACAAAATAAAGGAGAATAACAACTATGCCATTAATCAATAATGATTTGAAAACAAACTTTGCTGATGCTCGCGAACAATTGTTTGCCGCTTTGCGAACAGATAACGAGCAGGAGCAAAAACAAGCCTTTGAAAACTTTGTTACAGGTTTGGAAGCCAATGTATCTGAACAAGTTAAGGCTGCTGCTGCGGAGTTTCAAGAAGGGGTGCTAGATGAGTCTATCCTTGCCGAACGTGGACTTCGTCGGAAATTGACATCCGCTGAACGTAAATTTTTCAGTGAAGCAGCTCAAAAACAAAAAATCACTGGTTTAGATCAGATGTTCCCAGAAACTATCATTGAAGATGTGTATCGTAATTTGGTACAAGAACACCCTCTGTTGTCTTTGATTGATATGCAGGTTGGCGATGTGAAAACTGCATTTATTTACGGTGACTCGACTAAGAAACGTGCTTTCTGGGGGACTATTCCTGCGGATATCCAACAAATTCTTTTGGATTCGTTCAAACGATTGGATATTTCTCAATCACAACTTTCTGGCTATATTGCAGTTCCGAAGGGCTACTACAAACTTGGCCCATCTTGGTTGGCTAGTTATGTCATCACATTCTTGCAAGAAGTAATGGCAGCATCTCTTGAAGAGGCTGTTGTAAATGGTGATGGTAAAGAAAAACCTTTAGGCATGATGCGCAAACTCTCAGGAGATTCTGGTGGTGTTTATCCAGAAAAACAGGCCATTGAATTAGCTGATTTGACACCATCAACTCTTGCTGGTATTCGTGCTGCACTTGCTAAAGCTAAAACAGATAATGGCCAAGTAGCTGTGCTAGTTAATCCGATGACCTACTGGTCGAAGGTATTTCCAAAACTTGCTTTCAGAACTGATGCAGGGGTATGGGTAACAACTCAACTGCCGACTGGAGAGACAATTATTCCATTGCATGCTGTTACAGAAAACAAGCTCGTTTTTGGTGTTCCGCATAACTACTTACTAGTTGTTGCAGGTAGCGTTGAAATCCAAGAATACCGTGAGACTCTAGCACTTCAAAATCTTGATTTGCACATTGCTCAATTCTTTGGTAAAGGGATTGCCAAGAACGAAAATGCTTTCTTTGTAGCAGATATTTCTAGTGTTGCAGGTGCGACAATCCCAGATTTGGAAGGTTCAGCTGCTATCGTCAAAGAAGATACTATTAATCCTAAGGTATCTATTTAGTGAAGGGGGGAATAAAACATGGAATTGATTAAAGTTGAAGTAACGGAAGAATTTTTCGATAAGGTCGCTCAGCTTGACCGTGCTGTTGGGGATGTCTTCGAGGTGGATGCCGAACGCCTCGAAGTCCTCTTGGGTAAAAATAGTGAAAAGCGTGCATTTGTCAAGGTATTGGAAGAAAGTGAATCTGAAACAGACTATAGCAAGTTGAAGACGGATGAAATCAAGGAGTTACTGACCGAAAAAGGTATTGAATTTGACAAGGCAGCTAAGAAGTCTGATTTGATTGCTTTATTGACTGTTGCAGAGTAGCTGGAGGTATCTAGGTGAGCGAAGATTTGAGTAGTGAGCTTCTTGGACCAATTAAGTTGCACTTGCGTGTGACGTGGGAAAGTCAAGATAGCGAGATTAAGGAATACATCGAAGAAGGGATAGCCTATATCGATGGTATCTGCGGTGAGTCAGACTACTCTGTATCTGGCTTGCCTAGGATACTGCTGAAAGCCTACTGTCGTAGGGCTTGGTCTGGGAATACTTCCATGTTCGAGGAAGATTACAGAAGACAGTTATTGCGTCTCCAACATGAAAATGGTGTGAGGCGATTGAGGAGGAAGGGTAATGAGTAAACAAGGTGATTATCAACCACTCAATGATGGACTGCTTGAATATGGAGATTGGACCACTAAGCGTGACAAGAATACGGCTAAGAAAATCGGTGAAGAGTTGACGACTCGGGGGAGATTGTACTTTGGTTACAAGTCTATTGTAGCCAAGTATGATAGCTACCTGGTGTCAAATCTATCTGCAGTAGATATCAAGGTCCAATGTTACTATGTGCAGGACTTCCAGAAGTCGCATAAGGTTCGGATAAAGGATGAACTTTTCGCGGTTGAGTCGGTGGATGTTGATAATAAACAGGAGTACATGTATTTATTTCTGAGAAAGGTAGGGTACTGGGATGGCGGAAATTATATCCAAACCTCTGGATCTAAGTAGGATTGTCGAGGTGATTCGTGGGACTGGTTTCCCTTGCTTTGGTTTAGATATGGGGAGGGACGAGGTGGCAGACAACCCGTCCTTCTTTCTGTACTCTGATGATGGTGGATTGATACCTGGTACACATGCTAATCAATACAAGCGGGCTTTCACAGTCATGTTCGTTACTCGCGAGAGTGCTAGTTTTGATGATGTTGGTCTGATTGAGCGGTTGAAAGACTGTCGCTTGATTTTTGATAGTTCTGAAATTGACAAGGGTAACTTGGTTAATACAGATGAGCAGGTGACGGCTACGACGCTTAATTTTCACCAATTGATTCGGATAGAGAGGTAGTTTTATGGCAAATAAAGCTACTCTTGATTTTTCTGGCTCTACCAAACTGGCTGAGGCTATGGCAAAGATTCCGAGTAAGTCGGAGGAAGTTGTCAATCGTGTCTTGCTTGTTCGGGGAACCAAGGAAGTGATGCAAGCTATCATTGGTTTTATGCCAGTCAGTAAACGAGAAAAGAAACACGCTAAGTATTCGAATCCACTTAAAGAACGGATGTTTAATCTGGGATTTGATATTGTAGCTAAAGGTGGTGCTGCTAAAAATAAGGGGTCATTTGGGTACCTGGTCTTTCCTAACGAGGGAAGAGGAACTCATAATCCAATTGCACAAGCGTTCTTTGAGCGTGGTTTGGCATCTCGGGAAGAAATTATCTTGGACTATGTTATTGACGAACTGGTCCGAGTACAGCAAGAATTTTTAACTACATAAGGAGTAAGAAATGTCAAAAGTATTTGATGTATTGCAAGATTTTGAACAATTTGAAATTACCAATGGTCAATTTCGTCCATTGGTCAGTGGTCAGCTTGGTACAGCTGAGCGGTTGGGATGTACGGGTTCTATCTCGGTAGAGGCGGAAAGTAAGACTGTCACTAAGAAATGTGAGGGGAATGTTACCAAGGAAGTCACAATTATTCAAAAATTGAACGCTACTGTTTCAATGCACATGCCTGTAGCCATTTTACGGAAGGTGTTTGGCTTGACCAACGATAAGTTGAAGACAGGTGTCTATGGTCTTACGAGCAAGCCAAAGGTATCTTCTGGGGCTCTGACATGGGACATGTATGATTTGGGTCGTGAGAACCATAAACTGATTGCTTTCCCTAATATTTCTTGGACTAGTCCGTTCAAGATTAATGTGACAAATGGTGAAGAAGAGATTGCAGAAATTGAAACAACTTTCTCTGCGTTCGCAGATGAGAATGGCTTCTTCTACTATGAAGCAATTGAAGGCGATGGTGTTGCTACTGATGTGGTAAGCGGTTGGAACAAGACCTTCACACCAACATTAGTCAAGAAAGTAGAGCTTTAGGAGGGATAGTAATGTCTGAAAAAATTACTGAATTGAAATTGTTGAATGGGGAGTCTGTCAAGATTCAGACTCCTATTAGTTTGTATGATTGGAAGAAGGCGAAAAAAGAGGGGCTGCTTACTCAAAATGCATTTGCTTCCGCAATGAAAAATGGTGGAGGTAATCCAAATATCAATGACAAAGATTTGGAGAATGCTCCATTTGTTGCCTATCGTGCAGCTGGTGGTTCTATGTCAAAGGATGAATTTGAGAAAGCTGTGGTCTTCGATTTACAACTTGCTGGACGTATTTATCAGCAAATTGTGCAGGGGAGTAGTCAGCCAAAAAAGGAGAAATCCAACTAGCGTTTGAAAAGAAGACAAAAAAAGGGAAGAGTAATGGTCGTGCTCCTCGCATCAACTGGGAAAAGGTTGAGGTGGATGAGGTTATCGGCTATTACTCTTTTGTCTTTGGGATTGATATGCAGTTGGTGCTAGGTATGTCTGTCCAGGAAGCTGAGGAAATGGCAAGTCTGAAAGTGGCTATCGAGGCTTGGAAGCATAGTGAGTAGAAAGGAGGTCAAATGGCAAAGCAAAGTGAAGTAAAGGTAACCTATAAGGTCTTAAATTCTGAATTTAACAAGGGAATATCAGAAATGAATTCCAAGATAACGTCGTTGAATAAAGAATTTAGATTGCAACAGGAACAAATGCGTCTGACTGGTAGCGAGACTGACAAGTTAGAGTCTAAGCTAAACAAGTTGACCTCTGAATACTCAATTGCCCAAGAGAAGACTAGGTTAGTTGAGCAAGGACTAAAAGAAGTCACGAAAGCTACTGGCGAAAACTCTAAGGAAACACAGACGTGGACCAATAAGCTACTGGATGCTAAGCGGAACGAAGAGTATCTGAAAAACGCTATTGAACAGACTAAGCAAGCTTTGGATAAAGAACGTGAGGCTACAAGTCAATCTGCTCGTGTTTCTCAGGAACGCAAAGAAAAACTATCTGCGCTGAAAACTGAACAAGATAGATTGGCGGACTCTGCCGATAAAATCAAAGCCAAATACGATTTAGAGCGATCAGCTCTTGGGAACAATGCCAAGGAATCCGAATTGCTCAAAATCAAGAAAAAAGAGCTTGCCGAGCAGATGAAAAACACTGGTCAGCAGGTTGAAAATTTGGAGAGGCAGTTAGAGATTGCTAAAGCTGAGTACGGTGAGAATAGTCGTGAAGTGGACAAGCTAGAAAAAGAACTGCTTGAATCAAAGAAAGCTTTCCAGGATTATGCCAACGAGGCTAAGAAAGCCGACGACTCTCTTGGTCGATTTGCTGATAAGGCAAAGAGTTTTGGTAGTAAATTAACCTCTGTTGGTCAAGGATTGACAATGGGGCTGACTGTTCCGATTGTAGCTGGCGCGAGCGTTGCTATCAAGGCGGCAAGTGATTTTGAATCAGCCTTTGCAGGTGTCATGAAGACCAATGATGAGGTTGTCGACGCGAATGGCAAGGTCATTATTAGCTACGACGACTTACGAGATGGCATTCGCAACATGGCAAAGGAAATTCCTGCGAGTACGACAGAAATTTCTGCCGTAGCAGAAGCTGCAGGGCAATTAGGGATTAAGACGGAGAATGTCTTAGACTTTACCCGTGTCATGATTGATATGGGTCAATCCACCAACTTGTCAGCAGAAGAGGCAGCTAATTCTATGGCACGCTTGGCAAACATCACGCAGATGCCTCAAGATCAATTTGATGAATTAGGGTCGACGATTGTTTCCTTGGGTAACAATTTTGCGACAACCGAATCAGAGATTTTGGAGATGGGCTTGCGTCTAGCTGGTACGGGTAATCTTGTAGGTCTGACCGAAGCTCAAATCATGGGTCTAGCTGCCGCCATGTCATCTGTTGGCATTAATGCCGAGGCTGGTGGTTCTGCAATGAGTCGTGTCATGCAAAAGGTCAATACTGCGGTTCTTGAGGGTGGCGAGTCGGTCGAGAGCTTCGCTGCTATTGCCGGCACAAGCGCAGAGGAATTTGCACAGATGTGGCAAGAACGCCCTCAAGACGCTATTGTTGCCTTGGTCAAAGGTCTTGGTCGTGTTAAAGATGAAGGCGGAAATGTTACGGGCACTTTGAAAGATCTAGGCATTGAGTCTGTAAATGAAATTGATGCAATGCAGCGTTTAGCAGGCGCAGGCGAACTACTAGAAACCGCCTTTAGAAAATCTGGTGAAGCGTGGGCAGAAAATACTGCTTTGTCAGAAGAAGCTCAGAAGCGATATGAAACTTTTCAAAGCAAGCTAGAAATTGTCAAGAATAAGTTGACGGACATTGCGATAGAGTTTGGTGGGCCATTGATGGAGGCAGCTTCCGAAGCCTTGGATGCAATGGAACCATTATTTGAATTTCTATCAGATTTAGCCAAGAGTTTTTCAGAATTACCGGAGCCAATGCAACAAGTCATTTTGGTCATTGGAGGTGTCTTGGCCGCACTTGGACCGATTTTAATCTTTATTGGCCAAATAGCAACAGGCATTGGTTCTATTGCGGCGCTTTTTGGAAGTGGCGGCGCCTTAGCAGGAGTAGGTGCTTGGATAACAGGGACTTTGTTACCTGCGTTAGGAGGAATAGTTTCCGCAATCGTATCGTGGCCTGTATTGATAGGTGCTGCATTAGTAGCTTTAGTGGCAGTTGTCGTCATGTATTGGGATGAGATTGTCGCATGGGTTGGACAAGCTTGGGAAAAGATTAAAGAATTTTTCGCCCCAATCGGAGAATGGTTTGCGGAGAAGTGGGCAAGTGTAAAAGAAGCCACAGTCCAGTTGTGGACGGAATTAACTGCATGGTTATCGGAAATGTGGACATCTTTTATGGAGGGCGCCAAAGTACTATGGGATGGATTAGTTAACATCTTTACATTTGCGTGGCTGTTGGTAAAAGAGGCTTTTAACATCGCATGGCTTGCTATTGAAACACCTCTACGATTGGCATGGGAGATATTCTGGGCATTTACTCAGGAATTTTGGACAGGGCTTGCTACATGGTTTTCTCAACTATGGGACAGCATCAAAAATGCTGTTTCAAGTGTTTGGGATGCTATTAGTAGCTATCTTACTGGTGTCTGGACCGCTATTTCAAGCAAGGTCACAGAGGTATGGACTGCGATTAAGACTTGGATGGAACAGGTTTGGACTTCTGTTTCCAGCAAGGTTTCAGAAGTTTGGAATCAGATTCTCAGTTTCTTGACAGGGATTTGGACTTCTATTTCCAACAAGGTCAAAGAAGTTTGGGAAGGTTTGAAAAATGTCATCTCAAACGCTTGGACTGCAGTATCTAGTAAAACTTCTGAAATCTGGAATAGTATTGTTTCTAAGATTTCGAGTGTTTGGGAGACTATTCGTTCTAAGGTTTCTGCTGCCATCGATGGTGTAAAAAATACTATCTCAAACGGATTTAATGCTGCTAAGGATACTGCTACTGGAATCTTTAATGGGATTAAGGACGCGATTTCTCGCACTATTAATGGAGCAAAGGACGCTGTGAAGAGGGCTATTGATGCAATCAAAGGTTTCTTTAATTTTTCATGGAGTTTGCCTAAAATCAAGCTTCCGCACCTAAGTATTAGCGGTAGTTTCAGTCTGATGCCACCGAGTGTTCCAAAATTCAGTATTTCTTGGTACAAGTCTGGTGGTGTGATGATGGATCCTGTCGCCTTTGGTCGTAATGGCAATAACATTATGGTTGGAGGTGAGGCTGGTCCAGAGGCTATTTTGCCGTTGACTGATAAAGTGCTAGGTAAAATTGGTCAAGCCCAAGCGAAAGCGAGTGGCATGGTAGGTAATACTGTCCATGTCACTAACTATGTGACAATGAATGCCACTGTTGATAGTGATTACGGTACAGACCACTTTTTTGATAAGGTGGATAAGTGGATTGCTGACAAAAGCGATATCCGTAATTTCTCTACGGGAGGTGTTGCTTAAAAAGGAAGTGCTGAGAGGATGAATCTGAGCACTTCTAATTTTTTTGAAAGGAGTCTTAATGCTTAAATCGTTATTAGACGGCTCATTCCCAGATAGTTTGAAGTGTTGTTTAGCAACACGACCTGTTATTCCCAGCCCAGAAATGGAGTATGAAGATATTTCTATTCCAGGTAGGGATGGTTCGTTGACGAGGGAGTTGGGGTACAAGAATATTCCAATTGAATGTGAATACAATATGCTGGAAGAGGTCAATATCAAGAGTCTAGTAAGGACTGTCAAGGGGTTCTTTGTTGGGAAAAAGACTTTGCGTTTTTCGGATGATGATGTGTATTACAAAATCAAAAAAATACAATTTTCAGACATTGAGAATGAAGTAGCAGAATATGGGCTATTTAGAGTCACATTTGAGTGTGATCCGTTTCAATATGCTTTGAACAGTAGTGTTTCATTGGTAAATGGTCAATCTTTTCAAAATATGGGGACTTATCGTTCCAAGCCTTATCTGAAGGTATTTGGGTCTGGTACGTTGACAGTGAATGGCAAGTCCATTATTTTGCGTGATGTTGGTGACTATATCGAACTTGATAGTGATTTGCAGAATGCTTATAGAGGTACTGTAGATATGAATCGAAATATGGTTGGCGAATTCCCCGAATTTGTGCCTGGTACCAATAGGGTGTCCTGGTCAGGAAATATCACTAAGGTTATTTGTGAAGGGAGGTGGCGGTATATATGATTTGTCTGTATGCGTCTGATGAAAGTCTTTTTGAACATAATGGATTAGGGATATTAGATAATGACTTGAAAAAGTGTCGTGTTGAAGAGGAGTTAAACAATCTGTATACTTTGACAGCTCAATATCCACTTTGGGCAAAATTTGGCAAGTCGATTCGCAATGGGATGATCATCAAGGCTCCCACTCCAAATGGTGACCAGTTGTTTCGAATTTACCAGTCTAAGCCATCAATGGGAATGCTAGAAATACATGCTTTTCATATTTTCTATGACTTAGCTTTCAACTTTGTAGAGGATACCAACATTGTATTTAAGAGTGGTCAAGCATGGTTGCAGCAATTGTCAAAGAATACACAGTACCGTCATCCTTTTACTTTCTTTAGTGATATTTCCACGGTGGCAGGGTCTAGGGTAGTTCGTAAGAACTGTGTAGAGATTTTGCTGAACACGTCGTTGGATAATTCCTTTGTCAATCGGTTTGGTGGTGAGATTCTTCGTGATAATTTTAAGGTCTATTTTAATCGAGCAATCGGAGAAAATAGAGGCTTTAAAATCCGTCACAAGAAGAACCTCAAAGGCTATACTGCTAACATCGATGATAAGTCGGTCATCACTCGGATCATGCCTATTGGTTTTGATGGACTTTTGTTGCCAGAAAAATATGTTGATAGTCCTCGGATTAGTGACTACCCTTTTCCAAGAATTGGTAAAGTTGAGGTTGATGTAAAGGCTGCAGTTGGTGAAAATGCAGATGCCAAAGATGCTATTCCTCTGAATGAAGCCCATGCCAAGATGCGTTCTCTGGTTAGAGAGCAGTTTGGTCTTATTGATGTTCCCACCTGCTCCTATGAGATTGATTTTGTTGAATTGTCTAAAACTAAGGAATATGCTGATTTTCAGAACCTTGAAACTGTTCGAATTGGCGATACGGTAACGGTCAGTCATGATGAGGATGGTTTCTATGTAGAAGCTAAGGTAATCCGTTATGAGTATGACAGTTTGGCAGGTAGTTTGTTGAGGATTGAGGCTGGACAGTTTGAGTCTAGAAGTAGTAACAACTCTATCAATCAACGGAGAAGCATCGAGCAACAACTCGAAGACGTAAAGATAGAAACTAGCAACATGGTGCAGGTCGCTGCAAACGGAAAGAACACGATTTATCGTGGAATCGACAGACCGGCAAATGCTAATGTCGGTGATTTGTGGTATGAACCTATTGAAAATTCTGTCGTATTGAAACAGTGGTCAGGTACTGATTGGGGAGTGATTCCGATTAGTGACCAGAATCTCGGCAATGTGAATGTTAATAATTTGAGCGGTAACCATATAGATGTTCGGCAGTTCAGACTTTCTGCTAACGATACTGACATTTTGTATATCAATGAGCAAGGTGAAGTGGTACTGAATGCTCAGCATGTTCGGATTAATTTTGAAGATGTTGCGACGAAAAAAGACCTTGAGAAAATTGAACTTACCCCTGGTCCACAAGGTCCGAAGGGAGACCCTGGCCCGAAAGGTGCAGACGGTAGGACTTCTTACAGCCATTGGGCCTATTCAGATAATGCAGATGGCACTGGGTTGAGCACCTCGGATAATGGTCAGCGCTATATAGGGCATTACTCTGATTATGTTCAAGCCGATAGCACAGATAAGACTAAATATTCTTGGGCGGATAGGTGGGCGAAGATTGAAGTAGGCGGACAGAACTTGTTTTACAAGAAAAATCGTCATCGAGGTCGATATTTTAATGATATTGGTGCCTTAGTCTATTCAGAAGATTATGACACCAGTCAATTCATTGACCTAAAAGCCGGTGTTGAGTACATCTTGCAGGCTTGGGGAACCGAAGGAACTTGGGTCGGATGGGCTTTGTTTGATCAAAGTGATGTTTTTAAGAAGTATGAGACAAGATACTTGCCGGGTGATGGCTATTTGGTCGAAAAAATAACATTTAAAGAAGCGACGAAGATTAGTATCGGTTATGACAATCGACCTACGAATCTAAAAATTAAATTAGAGAGAGGAAGTGTTCCCACAGATTGGTCACTAGCTCTGGAGGATTGGCAATCAGAAATAGATTCCAAAGCCGACCAAGCCTTGACACAGGAACAGCTCAACGCCCTAAACGAGCAGGCAGGTATCATTCAAGCGGAGCTGGAAGCCAAGGCAAGCATGGACACTGTATCAAAGTGGTTCGCGGAGTTTAGGAAGTTTGTCGAGGATAATGCTACGGATAAGTCGTTGTCTGAGCAGAACTTGATTGCTCTGACTCAGCGAGTTGTTGGAATCGATACTAATCTTGGAAGCATGGCCCAACGTTGGTCCTTCTTGGACACTTACATGAAAGCAGGGAATGAAGGGCTTGTCATCGGAAAAAATGACGGTTCTTCATCTGTTCGATTATCTGATAATCGAATTTCGTTCTATTCCGCTGGTCAAGAGGTTGCCTATATTTCCAATGGCGTCCTGCAGATTGACAACGGGGTATTTACTAGAACGCTGCAGATTGGACGGTTCAGGGAGGAGCAGTACCATCTCAACGCTGACACGAATGTTGTACGGTATGTTTATTAGAAAGGGATAGATAATGGCAAAATTTAGCAATGCGAGTGGGTCTTTGTACTTAAATGTGTATATTGAGCCAGGCGCACAAAATATCGCTGCTAACACAACTGTTGTTAATTGGCGAATGACTGTAAGTCGTACAGGTGCTTACTTGACACGCAATGAGCAAGGAGATAGTACGCTTAGTCTCGATTTAAACGGTGGCAGAGTGCATACGTCAAATCCAAGATGGCGAACATCTGGCGAGGAATTTCTGATGGCTAGTGGTTCAACGACTGTTGGACACAATGCTGACGGTACAAAGAGTTTTCCGTTTTCGGCAACATTCAACCCTAATAACGGTTTACATGGGGTAATCACAGTATCGGGAAATATCGGTTTGGCAACTATCCCACGCTCTAGTTCGGTATCGGTAGGCATAGGAACTATTGGTAGTGCACTTACTATTAATATCAACCGTCAAAGCTCCAGTTTTAAGCATACTGTTAGATATGTTTGGGGCAATAAACAAGGGACAATCGCAAGTAATGTAGATACGTCTACAACTTGGACTATCCCACTCGATTTTGCGAACGACATCCCAAACGCAACAAGTGGCACAGGGACAATCTTTGTTGACACCTATTCTGGTAGTACCAAGACAGGGACACAACAAGTCACATTTACAGCAAATGTGCCCGAAAGTATTAAGCCAACATTTTCTGGTGTTACTCTGACAGATGCTAATGGGGTTGCTAGAGGGTTATTAAGTGGTAATAATTTTTTGCAGATTATTTCTAACATCCAAGTAACATTTAATGGAGGCGCTGGCACTTATGGTTCAACGATAACTGGATACAAAGCTGAAATTGTAAACAAAAACCAAGTTACAAATTCAAACGGTGGCACGCTAGGTATCATGAATTTTAACGGCTCTGCTACTATCCGTGCATCTGTCGTGGATAGTCGTGGCAGATGGTCAGATACTAGGGATGTCACTATCAACGTTATTGAGTATTTTGCCCCTATTTTGAGCTTTACAGCACAACGAACGAGACAGACACCCAACATCATTCAGATTGTCAGAAACGCTAAGATAGCACCAATCACATTATCAGGCAGTCAAAAGAACATTATGACCTTGACTTTTAAGGTTGCCCCTCTAGGTAGTACCAGCTATACAGCCGACAATGGTAGTGCGTCTGGCAGTTGGACAACTCAGCACACTCTAAGTAATTCAGCGGCTAATATGGCAGGTAATTATCCAGCTAATAAGTCATTTACTATCATAGGTACGTTGTCTGATAAATTTACAAGTGTCGAATTTTCAGCAACCGTAGCAACCGAGAGTGTTGTGATGAGTTATGACAAAGATAACCGCTTTGCGGTTGGCAAAATCGTAGATACGAATCTTCCGAGAGGGTCTGTAGAGTCAACTGGTGGATATTACTTGAACGGTAAGTCAATTCAAAATCATCGATTGACGGAGAATAGCGGCCAAGCTATACCGGCTTTTAGTGATTGGAATAATTACGTTGATACCGGCTTTTACTACGGACAGAGTATGGCTAATCAGCCTCCATTTGATGGGCAGAATCAATGGAAGTACATCAAAGTAAGCAAGCACGATAATGATTGGGTGCTTCAGGAGTCGATTGACTTTAGTGGTATGGTGTCTTGTTATCGAGTGAAGATAGCCGGCAGTTGGCAACCGTGGAAAAGGGTAGTGACAGAAGACCATCCAATACTACAAGAGAAACCATTAAAGACATTGACGATGGGATTTCCGTATGGGCTTAATGCGACATTGACTCGTAAGGATAACTTAGTCACTATCACACTTAATCGTCGCATTACCAACATTGATGTCTTTGAAAATAGAAGAATGATAGAAACAATACCAGCAGGATACCGCCCAACTGCTCAAGTTCATTTAGTATTTGTGCCAAACTCAGGTACTATAACTAAAGCACCATCTATTCTGCATCTAAATGCAGATGGGACAATAGATATGACAAATGGAACAAGTGGACAACACGTTTATACAGGTACAATTAGTTACGTGACTAATGACCCATATCCAAACTAAGAATACGTAAAAAATCCCTAGAAATCTATCAGATAATAAAATCATGAAGGAGGTAAAGACTATGTTAAAAGTTACCAAAACACGCCAAACAACGGCAGAATTTATTGTAATTGAGGACAAGCAAGAGAAACTTGTCAAGACAACGGTAATCAACACAGGTGCTGATGCAGTATCAACGGTATTTGAAACATTGCACGAGCCAGAGCTTTATGCTAAAAACCGTCGAGATATGCGAAAACATGAGCAAGAGTTGCGAGAGTTACGCTATAAAATTGAGGATGAGATTTTAGCTGAACTTGAAGCAGAGAATGCTGAAATGAGGGGGTGAATGAGTGCCACCTTGGTTGAAAGATAGTGCTGTCCTTGTCGCTCTTATCACAGTTTCTGGAGGGGTTGTTGGTACGTTAATCAGTACCATTTCAAATTTTTTTATTGGAAAACGTGATAATGAAGTTAAACAAGGGCAAAAAGAAATCATCCAGTCGTTGGATGTCTTAAAAAACGACAATATAAAAATAAAGGCAGACTTAGCTAGTAATGCAGAGGAACTTGACAAGCTAAAAAAGAACTCTAAGGACATCACTAGATACCGCTTGTATCACGACATGACAAAAGACATTCTAAATGGCTATACCACATTAGAAAACAAGCGTGAAATAGCTAAACTATTTGACTCTTACAAAATGTTGGATGGAAATGGTGAGATTGAAATGATGTATAAAGAGGAGTTTATTGATTTGCCTTTGCGAAAGGAGAAGAAAGATGAAATTGACAAACAAGCAATATGACGTTGCCAAAACCACGGTAACCATCATAGCACCAGCAGCAATCACATTAATTTCTGCTTTGGGTGCTTTGTATGGATTTGATGCAACAGTAATCAACGGAACTATTGCAGCCGTGGCGACTTTTGCGGGTACTGTACTTGGTATCTCTAGCAAAAATTACCATCAAGAAAATAATTAGGGAGGCATATCATGAAAGCAATAGGGAAAATTCTACTGATTTTGGTCTTGATACCGCTATTTATTGTGATTAGCTTTGTTGTTTTCTTGGTTAGCCCGTTTTTAGAATTATTAATAAAGGGGGATTGACATGCTAAATCAGATTGTTTTGTATTCCAAGAATTTAGCCAATGCTAGAGCAGGTGTTGATAAAGACGGTGCATGGGGTTACCAATGCGCAGATTTATCTTGTTTTGTTGTAAAAACTTGGCGTGGTGTTGACCTTTGGGGGAATGCTATTGATTTGTTAAATAGTGCAAAAGCGCAGGGCATTAAGGTTGTGCCGTATGCACCTGGTATCAAACCTAAGGCAGGGTGGATTTTTGTTATGCACTACGTTGCAGGAGATGGTATTGATTATGGTCACACTGGCGTAATTGTTGAGGACAGCGATGGCAACAGTATGCGTACCGTTGAACAAAACCTTGCGGGTAATCTTAACGTTGGCAGTCCAGCACAATATCATGTCCGTAGTATGAATGGTATGGTTGGCTTTATTGTGTTGGCAGATTCTCCAGATTCAGAACCAGCCAAACAAATAGAAACCGGTCGTATTGCTGAAACTGGGGTATTTACTTTGAACAGTACAGCAATCAATGTACGCCGACAGCCCCACCTTTCTGGCGAAATTGTCGCAACATATCAGATTGGTGAAAGTGTAACATATGATAGCTATCTAACTGCTGCTGGTTACCGCTGGATTAGTTGGATTGGTCGTAGCGGCAAGCGTAGTTATATGGCTATTGGTCAAGTCGATGCTAACGGTCGCCGTATTAGTTTGTGGGGGACATTAAAATAACCCATAACAGCCCAGATTTGGCTTTCAAATTGCAAGGGGTATGATTGCCCTAGAATACAAAAATAATCGCTCCAGGGTAAAATCTGGGGCGATTATTTGTAAGTATTGAAGATGTGTCAAGAGTTTCTGCCCCAAATCCGCCCCAAAAGTTTATTTTTAGGAGGTTTTATACGAGGCGAAAAAGTAGTAAAACGGCGAAAGAATAGGCTTTTTGTCAACTAGTAAAAACCTATATACCTTTGTTTAATTCTTTGGTGATCATTTATCTTTCTTTCTAAAATCGTCTTATCTATTAGTGTATCATGGAATGAAGAAAAAAGCACAGATGAGGGATGAGGAGTGCAGAAATGTATTGAGAGGTCAATAAATATAGTAATTAATTTGAGAAGATAATTTGATAGAAATACAAAAAGTGTTGCTATTAATTTAGGTTGACTATGTTATAATAGAAACATAAAAATTTAAGAAAACCGAAGGGTATACCCTTCCTTTATTATATTCATAATAAAGGAATACCATCAGCCCTTCACAAATTTTCAGCTGAAAGGTAGATCTAATAATGAAGCAAGAACTGGAGCAACTTTTGGCACAAAATGACACTTTTATGGTGGAAGGTGTGCTCAATAAAAATAAACTGGCCGAGCTGGCGAGGCAATACAATCCTGAACTTCTCAATCTCTTAATGAGCAACGAGAAAATCTCTCAACATTTCTTTACGACGCTCGAAACTGGCGTTCTTGTCTTTAAGAAAGATGTCTTTTTACAGTTTTTAAATAACAAAGAGTTTCTTCCAGACAGCTTTACTGCCTACAAGACAAAGATTGGTCTTGCAACTGGTGGCAAATATCTCTCTGAAAATCAGGGAGTCGTCCTTAATTTTCCGTATAAAGACTGTGTACTTGAAGGTGGACAAACCAAGGACGATGCCAAACGTCAAGAGATTTTCTTTAATGAAACGCTTGCTCCAACAGAAATCAATCGCCTACTGGATGACAAGGTTTTAACCAACTTCAAACGCTATGACAAAGATGGCGAACATAAATTGGAAGAGCTAGCAGATACCGATAACCTCATCATCAAAGGGAATAACTTGATTGCTCTCCATAGTTTGAAGAAACGTTTTGCAGGCAAGGTCAAGTTGATTTACATTGACCCACCTTATAATACTGGGAATGAAGATACGTTCGAATATAATGATAGCTTTACTCGTTCCACTTGGCTAACTTTTATGAAAAATAGACTAGAAGTAGCAAGAGAGTTATTGAGTGATGATGGTGTGATTTTTCTGCATATAGATGTGAGTCGGGCGAACTCAAATAATATTGTAGGAACTGGAATGCAACCGTATTTGCACATTTTATTAGATGAAATTTTTGGAATCAAAAATTATATAGGTACTTTACATTGGAAGAAGAAAAAGCAACCGTCGTTTCTAAGTAGAATTGCTGGTGTGATGGAAACGATAATTGTATTTGCCAAAGACGAAAGAAAAATTCAAAAATTATCTATTGAAGGTGCTACTGATACGACAAAACGTGTTGACAATGCTAGTAATAAAGCAAGTAAAAGATTTATTGAAGCAGGAATAATGTATCAAGGTCGTGAAAAGAATACAATTATCAAAGCTGGGACTTATAAGAATAAGTCTATGGAAACCACTTTTTTAGGCGATGTTACTGTTGAAAATGGAGTTACACAAAATTCGGTGAATGTTATCGCTCAATGGAGAACTTCACAGGAAAATATAGATAGATATGTTTTGAACAAGTTGCTCTACATTACATCTTCGAATACTTTTCGAAGATATGCTACGGAAGAAGAAAAAGGTAAGCCAAAAGCAATTACAGATTTACTACTTGACTGGGGACAGAATCAAGATGCGACAGATGAGATGAAATTACTATTCGGAGATAAGAACTTTGCTACTCCAAAGCCTGAAAAATTACTTGAAAATGTTATTAAATCTCATACCAAAGAAAATGACATTGTTCTCGATTTCTTCCTCGGCTCAGGAACAACAGCAGCCGTCGCTCATAAGATGAACCGTCAGTATATCGGGATTGAGCAGATGGATTATATTGAGACGGTTTCGGTGGAGCGACTGAAAAAAGTTATCGCTGGTGAACAAGGTGGTATCTCAAAAGATGTTAACTGGTCTGGCGGTGGTAGCTTTGTCTACGCTGAATTGAAAAACGATGCTCAAGATTTCAAAAATGCGATTTTTGAGGCGACAACGACAGAGGAATTATTAGAACTGTTTGAGTTTGCGAAAAAATCTTCCTTCTTGTCCTACCGCATCGATCCTAAAAAATTGAAAAAGAATGAGTTTAGTCAACTTTCTTTGGCAGAACAAAAACAAATCTTGTCTGAAATCATTGATAGCAATAACCTCTATGTGAATTATTCTGATATTGATGATAGTGATTATCAGATTTCTGCTGAGGATAAGAAGCTCAATCACGCTTTCTACGGAAAGGAAAAGTAAGCCATGACATTTATTTACGAAACCTATGATACAGTCAGTCGGTCTGGCTTTAAGGATTTTCGGACAGATTTGCCAGATTACCTCACGAAAAATTTGAAGCACCCCTTACGACCTTATCAGCAGGAAGCTATCGGACGTTATCTTCACTACAAAACGGATAATAATCGAGTGATTCCAGAGCAAGTTCTCTACAATATGGCGACGGGGTCCGGTAAAACGCTATTGATGGCGGCGGTTATCTTGGAGAAGTACCAGCAAGGTGAGCGAAATTTTATTTTCTTTGTGAACAACGATAATATCCTGACGAAAACAAAGGATAACTTCTTAGAAAGTGCTTCTGGTAAGTATCTTTTTGCGGAAAAGATTGTCATGGATGGACAAATCGTGACAGTGCGTGAAGTGACGGATTTTTCAGATAGCCGTGATGATAGTATTAACATCGTCTTTACTACTATCCAAAAGCTTCACCAAGACCTTAATACTCCGAGAGAAAATCGCCTCTCTTATGAGCAGTTTAAGGATATTTCGGTTGTCATGTTGGCGGATGAAGCTCACCACTTGAACGCTGGTTTGAGTAAGTTGGAGAAAGATGACAATACCAGTTGGACTAGTACGATTGAAATGATTCAAAAGACTGCTAAAAAGTCCAGTATCTTTGAGTTTACTGCAACAATTGATCTAACAAACCAAGTGATAGCTCAAAAGTATCAAAATTCCCTGTTGTTTAAGTATGATTTGAAAGAGTTTCGTTTAGATAAATATTCCAAAGATGTACTCTTTCACTTGGTGGATGGTGATGTCAATCATCGCATGCTTCAGGCAATCATCATCAGTCAGTGCCGCAAGAAAATTGCCTTGAAAAACGGAATTAACTTAAAACCATTGGTCATGTTTAAGTCGCAGAAGATTGCGGAGAGCCAAGAAAATCTGGATGCATTTTTGAGTTTGCTTGACAATCTCGTCCCTGCTGACATTCAAGCCCAGCGAGAGCTGGTTTCAGAAACAGATGAAAAATCCAGCATTCTGAAAAAGGCATTTGTCTATTTCGAAAAAGTTGGAATTTCTGACGCTGACTTGATGGCGGAGCTTCGGGAAGATTTTCGAAAAGAACGCCTGCTTTTAGTGGACGGTAAAAATAAGAACAGGGACAGTTTAACTCTCCTTAATACTTTGGAACAGCCAAGTAATGAAATCCGTGCGATTTTTGCCGTGGATATGCTCAATGAGGGCTGGGACGTGCTCAACCTTTTCGACATTGTCCGCCTTTACGATACTCGTGATGGTAAGACGACAAAAAACGGCTTTGTGGCTGGAAAAACCACCAACACCGAGAAGCAGTTGATTGGACGGGGAGCTCGCTATTATCCGTTTATGGTTGGTGATAATGTTGAGGAAAAATACACTCGTAAATTTGACGACAATGAGAATAACGAACTCCGTGTCATTGAGCAACTCCATTATCATTCCGCCAATAATCCTCGCTACATTTCAGAGCTCAAGCAGGTTTTGCGTGAGTCTGGTATTTTTGATGACCAAAATCTGGAAGAGCGTGAGTTGAAACTTAAGGATTCTTTCAAAAAGACTCGAACTTATACTGATGGCATCGTTTGGATGAATAAACGCCTCTCTTACGAGCAACTCCTTGAACAGCGTCAAGTAAGTCTGTTTGATACGAATTTCATTCCTAAATCTTTCGAAGTGAAACTCCCAACGCACGGTGTGCGAGATATTGAGGCTTTTGATGAGGCGACTTACGTTTCGGATAGTTTAGAAGCTCTGACCTTCAAATTTGGTAAAGTTATCGGTAATAATATTGTTCGAACTGCCATCAACCGCAATAAAAAGTTTTCTTTCGATAACCTTCAGAAGTCTTTTGTCGGTCTTTCAAGCATTTCTGGTTTTATCGGCATGCTTGTAGATATTGATATGCGAGTGGAATCTCAGTATCAGCTTGTTGCGGACTTGACGTCAGATGATAAACTTTACGTCACGGAAAAACTTCTCCATCATATTGAAAAAGATTTGATTGCGACTGAGGAACGTTATTTTGGTTCAGAAAAGTTTGAACAGTACAAGATTAAAGACATTTTTGAAGATAATATTTTAAGGAAATACACTATCAATCATCAAAGTCAGGCAGAGTTTGGTTTATCTCAGAAAAATCCAGCCGAAACGCAATATTTTGAAGACTTGGACAATCTAGACTGGTACGCTTACGACGACAACTTTGGAACAAGTGAGGAGAAACTTCTCGTTCGCCTGATTAAAGATTTAATGGTTGAACTTGAAGAAAAATGGACGGATATTTACCTGCTTCGAAATGAAAAAGCTGTAAAGATTTATAGTTTTGATAAGGGGCAAGCTTTTGAACCAGACTTTCTCATGTTTGCCAACGACAAAAATACAGGAAATGTTTCTTGGCAGATTTTCATTGAACCGAAAGGGAGCCAGTTCTTGGATTCTGATAATACTTTCAAAAATAGCAAGGAAGGCTGGAAACAAGAGTTCTTGCATCAGATTTCCGAGCGAGACGAGGCGAGAACACTGGTTGATGATGATCGCTATCGTATTGTCGGATTGCCGTTCTTTAATGAGGTGGTAAGCAAGGATGAGGTTAAAGAAGAATTACGGAGGTTGTAATTAGTATGTCGAAACTTCAGAGACAACTCCATGAGGAAGTAAAGAAATTTATTGTTAATGTTTCTTGGACTCATAAAATTCAAATTGCATATTCGGATATATTAGCAAGTTATGCAAAATGGGTTCGTGTGGTAAATTTACTTCTTTCTGCTATTGTTTCATCGGGTTTAATTTATATTCTATTGAGTGATGAATACTGGGCAAAAGTTGTGACAGCATTTGTTTCTATATGCGTCACTGTTCTAACTGCCCTAAAAAAAGAGTTTGATTTTGAAGGAGCTAGCGAAAGAACGAAACGGGACGCAAATATACTCTGGGAACTTAGAGAAAAAGCTACGCATTTATTGTATGTTTTAACCTACAACACGGATAGTTCAGATTCTGTCGCAGAAGAATTCAACAAATTAGTTGAAACTAAAAATATGAAAATGCCTGAGCTCGCTAATGCTCCACAAAAAGTTGTTGATAAAGCTGGAAAATTCTTGAAATCAAGAAGAGACGATGATTTTGAGGAAGATTATAAGTACTTAATTCCTAACAAGCTTAAAGATATTTTAGAGGAGGAGTAG